AAATTATTAGCCATGTATTTTCTCCTTAACTACCTAATGCAACTGCAAAACTAATAGCATCGCCCAATGATGCTGAATTGTCTAGTTGCGTTTGTATATTTGAGGTCACTCCATTTAAGTAACCATATTCGGTATCACTAATGTTAGTGTTTGCTCCAATCTTAGTTGCCGAAATTCTATTTACATCAAGTGTTATATTTCCTGCTGATGTGACAGGTGTATTAGCAATAGTAAACTCTGATCCAGATTGTGTAAGCCCAATGCTTGTGACTGTGCCACTATTATTTGGTTGAACTTTTTGAAAGTTTACTGCAACTGATCCTAAAGTACCTGTGTTATCAGAAGTACATAAATATATAAAATCAGCCTGTGTATTTCCAGACTGTATTGTAAAAATTCCTCCTGCCAACTCACTTATATTATCGTAGTCTGGATCTCTGGAAGCTGTGCCAGAAGCAACAACTTTATAAACTCCATTTTGTGTAGCATCTGATTGTGACTTAACTAAAACTTTTTGACCTGTGCTAATTGACACCCCATCAATAGTGTCTCCATTTTGAAGATCTGATGCTAAATTAACATTTCCTGTTGTAGCAACTTTCATTACATGGCGAACTGTTAAAGCAGTTGCGATTGAGTCCACATAATTTTTTGTAGCGACTTCATTCCCAGAGCTAGGATCTGACATACCAGAAATTGCACCTCCAGTTATAGAAACATTGTTAGAGGCTTGTGTTGAAATTGTGCCAAGTCCTAAATTAGTTCTTGAAGTAGAAGCTGATGCAACATCAGATAAGTTTGAAGCCTTTACTAATTTTGCAGTTAATTGATCTTGTGCATTTGATGATAATGAATTTATGTATTGAAATTCTGTGTTAGAAACTGATCCATCAGCAAGTTTTGTTACTGCAATATTTGATCCTAATTGTGAGTCAGTTACATTGCCAGATAAATTTGAACTTAAATAACCTGTTGCATCTGCTAAATTAAAAGCAGGAGTAGTATCTGATCCTCCAAGAGAAACTGACACACCACCAAAATTTACTGAACTATTAGATAAAGAACTATTACCAATATTACTAAGGGTGTTATTTGAGGCATTGATTGTTTTGTTTGTTAAAGTATCAGTAGAACTTTCTGTAACAACTGTGCCATCAATAGCTAAAGTAACAGTTGATCCTGTCGCTGAAGTATTAATACCTGTGCCACCAGTTAAAGTTAAACTTTCACTATCAAGATCAATGTCAATACTGCCAGAGTCAGTTGTTATATCTAAATCTTGTGCTGTGACTTGACTATCTACATATGCTTTTATACTTTGTTGAGAAGCAACAGCAGTAGCACTATCACTAGACATATTATCTTCATCTTTAAAAGCTGTACCACTTATTCCTGTGTTTAAAATAGGAGAGGTTAATGTTTTATTTGTTAAAGTTTCTGATCCTGCAAGAGTAGTAAAATCATTATCACTTAATGCTGTGTTAAATTGTGCTGTAGTACCTGTGAGAGTATTGTTGGCTAGGTTAATTGTTTTTCCAGTTATAGTTGCTGTTCCACCATCTACATAAGCCTTAACCGATTGCTGAGATGGTGGCAAAACTGATGAGTTACTTGCCATGTTATCTTCATCAACAACTGACACACTTGGATTAACATAAGGCGATCCAAGATATAAAGATATAGTTGAGTCAGATGCAGATATAGTTCCACTTGCAAAAGTTAAAGTAGTGTTAGGCGAAGAATAAGCACTAATAGAAATATGTGTAAATATTGTGCCAGTATTTGCTCCAACTATTTTTACTCTTCTTCCTACATGATGCGTTGAAGTTACATCGGCAGCAATCGTAACAGTTGTGTTTCCAGTTCTTGTTACTGTTGTTGTTCCAGAGCCAGTTCCAACTTCAAACCACTCTTTGTCATTCCAAACAACTCTTGATTGAGCCATCCCTTCTCTAGCTGTGTTATTAACACCACTAGGCAACATTGATTCAGCCCACCCATTAGGTACTGCTGCATTGTTATCATCTGCTGTTGTACTCCAAGTTGAAATTTTGCTCATTGTGTTATTCCTTTAAATTCATTTTCATATTTTTTTTGTATTGCTTCTTTATCTTCCATTTTATTTCCACCGACAAACATTGGTGCTACTAATAGTTTCCAATTTCGTAAAGCAGCAGGACTGTTGGCTAATTGCACCATTAATTCAATAGAGTTAGGAGCAGTTAATATTTTTCCTAATTGATCCCAATTACTATTAGCGACAATATTATCAAAAATTTGTAAAGGAGCAGTTACATTAATTTTTGCAAGTTTTGATCCCATTCCTTCTTGCATTTGTGTAGCTTTTGAAGTTATAGATTCTCCACCAGAATATTTAGAAGTAGCATTCATAGTTTGTAAAAATCTTTCAAATCCTTTTATAACTTTAGCAGGATCTTTACCTTGTGCATTAGCAACACCTGTTAATACTGCTTTTACTTGTTTCTGCTTGTTAGATGTTCCATAAAATTTTTGAAATATGTTGCCACCCATATTTTCAGCAATTTTAATATTGCCTAACATATCACTAAATAAAGCCTGTGCTAATTCTGGAAACAATTTGTTATCTATTTTATTTAATTCTTTTGATAATCTACTAATGCTAACATGATCTTGTTTGCCTAATAAAACTTTTTCAAGCAATCCCATTGTTGCATCTTTATTAAAAGCAGATGTTGCATCATCTAAAGGAGCAATAATTTTAGCTCTTAAACTTTCATAAACTGCATTACCAGTTGTATAACCATCAAGATTTTTAAGACCTACATCAACATAACCTTTAATCTCATAAAGATAACCAACCATTTTATCGTTACCTTCTCTTTTATATTTTTTAATATCTTTAAATAAACTTTGAGAAAGATCTTGTAATGCCATTTGATCTTTACCTTTAATCTGATCTGCCATATCAGATAATGCTTTAGATTTATCTTTTGTTATACTTTTACTTTTTGATAAATTAAATAAAGTATCATAAACTGCATTTGTAGCTTCTGTTCCAACAAGAGAAGCATCAAATTCTTTAAAGCCTTTTTTTCTAGCAATCTTATTAATTCTAGTTAATAACTTAGATCTTGCTTTTTCTATATTTTGAATTGTATTATTCGTAACATCAAGATAACGAAGATTACCTGCACCAAAAAAGTCTTTAACAAATTTTTCAGATTTTTCTGATAATACTAATTGTCTATTATTTAATCCTAAAAAATATTTTTTACCACTATCTGATTGTGCTACTAATTTTGCTAATTTAATTAATGAGCCATCTCCTGTTGCTTGTGCAAGAGCTTCAACACCTATTAGTGGAATGTTATTATTTTTTGCAAATTCCATTAATTCTTTTGCGTCTTTAATTTTACCTTTTTGAATAGCAGTTTTAACACTTGTATTAAATTGATTAATAATGCTTGGATTTCTTACTCCTGCTAAAACAGTTAAACCAACATCTAAACCTAATGATGTAATTAACGCATGGCTTTCATCCATTCCAAATCTATTAAGAGCTTCATTAACACCACCTGCAAAACCACTTATTCTTGATGCAGTTTTACCAAAAGGTGCTGCCATACCAAACCATTCAGCAGGTGTTTTTAAAAATTCTCCAACTCCTGTTTCATATTCATTTGTTGCCATACCAAGAGCATCATACACAGCATTATAATATTTATCTTTCCACTCTGGACTATTAGGATAAATACCTTGTTCTAATAATCCCATTTTTATTTCATTTTGTTTACCTTGCGATAACATATTTTCTGCACCAGAAAATGCTGCTCCTTGCGTTGGACTTTTTATTGCTGCTTTTGCTTCTGAAAAACTTGGTAAAAAAGGAATGTCAATATTTTGTGTTTGTTGATCTGGATGATAAAATCCTAATTTTTTACCTGCATAATTTTGTCCCATGTTTAAAAGATTTAGCAAACTTTCTGGCAAAGAAGGAATAGTTGCTATTGCAGATGATCCTGCTTCTTTTACTAATCTTCCTGCATCTTGAACATAGTTTCCTGCTGTTTCAATATTTTTACTTACTTTACTTTTTGTTGGTTGATCTGTAAATTTAATGTCATCATTAATAACTTCTTCTTTTAATGTTTTTGGTTGATCGCTAAAAACTATTTCGCCCATTTATGCTCCCACCGAAAAATATTGGTATTTACCATCTTTATAAATTTTAAATTGTAATTTATCATCTTCATCAACACCCATGTATTCAGCATTAGGATAATCCTTTAAAGTATCTTCAATAACTTTTGTGCTATCTGTGTATTTTATATCATTATCATCGTAGTATGCTTTAATTTCATCTTTAATATCGCCTTGAAATAATTGATTTTCGTCTCTAAATTTTTGTTGTATTTTTTTCCATCCTCTTTCAAGTGCATAAGCAGACATATTAGGATCTTTTTCATACATCTCATCTAAATAATTATTTAAAAGATTGTTTTCTTCAATAACTCTACCATTCATACTTTGTGCCATATTAACAATTAATTGATTACCAAGAGGACTATTGCCAATGTTAGCAGATATTTTCATAAAGTATGCCATCTCTCTATCTGAAACTGCACCTTTAGTTTTTTGAACTTGTTGCATAACAAATCGACCTGCAACAGAATTTAATGCTTGAGTAGCACCCATATTTGCTAAATCTAAACCAGATAAATCAACTCCTAAACTATCTGCCCATCCTTGCATATCAGCTAACAGTTCTGCTGTTTTTCCTGTTTTTGCTAATTCAGATAATTGCACAAATCTTGCTAATGACTGATTATCTATATCAGCAGCATCAGCACCAGAAGAAAGTGTATCAACTGTTTTACTAAAAGCATCTCCTCTTGACTTAAACCAAGATTCAGTTCCTTTATCTGTTGATTGATCTATATTAACATCAAGTTTTGTACCACCACCTGTACTCATTATTTCTGGTTTATTTAAAGTTTCATTAAATCTTGCAGGAACATCCTCTGGAATACCATAAGCCTTTTTTTCTTCTGCTGTCATAGGTCTAAAACTATGTTGTGGATTTCCAGAAGGTTGATAATTTTTATAAATTTGACTTTGGACTAATAAGTTATCCATGTAGGCTTTTTGCTGTGCTGCAACTGACGCATCGGCTGCTGCTTGAGATTCATTACTTCTTTTTAAACCCATAGCAAGTGCTTGACCTGCTGTAATAGGAACATCAGAATAACCACTAGCTTCTAATAACCCTTGTGCCATTCCTCTACCTTTAGGAGAAACAAGATAATTTAATAAATTATTTTTTTGATTTGGTGGTGTGTTACCTGTACCTGTACCTGTTTGTTTAACACCATCATTAGCAATACCTATTGGTTTTTGTCTATTTGATGGTTGATTTAATAATGATGGTAAATTTCTTTTTTTTGGATCGCTACTATGACCATAAATAGCACTATAAGATTTATCATCTATAGGAGCATAATTTAATGCACTATAATTTCTGTTTTTAAAAAATTTTGGATTATAACCACCTCTCATATAATCAAAATTACTAGCAATACGATTTCTTTCAAATTCATCTGAAAGTTCTGGGCGATAAAAATATTCATCTCTGCCAGATCGACCATAATAACCTTTTGGCACATTTTCAAAAGGTGAGCCTTTTTTCTTTTCCCTATTATAACCACCACCTTTTTCAAATTGAGAATATTTAAAAGTATTAGCCATTAAAAGAATCCTCCAAGTATGCCACCTGCTGCTGCACCTAGACCACCCATGCCAAAGTTTTTAGCAAGATCATAACCTTGCATTGCACCACCAAGTAATCCTGCACCAGTATTTCTAAATTGTGGTTTTGTTACTGATGTTGTTTGTGGAACTGATGCTCCAATAGAGCCTAAGTATTCTCGTAATTTGTAATATGGTTTTTGTTGTTCAAAATCAAAACGAGCCATAGCATCTTGTATTTGAGCCATTTCCATTGCTTCTTTTTGCTGACCAATACCACCTAATGCTTGAATGTCTTGATAATCTGCTGCTGCAAGTTGAGGAGCAATTGTTGTTGCATTAACCATGTTTTCTCTTTCACGATTATATTGATCGCCAAATACTTGCGTTCCTAATTTACCAAGTTCACTAGCCAACACTTCTTGGTTAGCTCCACTTCCTAATCTTCCTGCTTTGGAGAATTGTGATTGAACACCACTTGTTACATCTCCTGCTATTTGATCGTAAAGTTGTTGAGAATATTTATTAGTGCTAGGATCTAAATAATTACCTTGTAAAATATTATTTATTTCGCTTTGAGAACTTGCCAGTAAAGGATTATTCATTGCCCTGTTTGTAGCTAATTGCATTGCTGCATTACTCTCTGGTGCAAAATCTGTATATGTTTGATTAGGATAAAAGTTAGGAGAAGTTGATTGAAACAAATTTTGTGCTTGATCGAATGCTTCTGTTACATAAGGTTTAACAAACTCCGATGGCTCTGATGCAGTCGTAGTTGTTATGTTTTGTGGATTACTTCCCTTTGACATTATATCTCCTTATTAAATAAATAAATTTTTTGTTCATATCCTTTTAATTTCCTTGCCCACCCTTTTCGCCCTGCAACTTCTATTGCTTGACACTTATTAAGTTTGGCAAACTTTTCTATTTCTGTTTGAATTGGCTCTAACCAATTATTTAAGTTGCTACCTCCTGCTAGGAAATAACGACAAATCTTTTTTTGTGGATACTGTGCAACTTCTGTTACAACTGCACATTCCACTTTTTTATTCCAACTAATAAAGAGTTGGAAGCTGTTATTAATTAATCCTTTTAAGATGTCATCTGCTGTGTAACAGTCATCTAAAGCCTTTTTTAGTAAAGGCTCAACTTCATTCCATATTATATGTAAATCTTTTTCTGGTACTTTTAATATCATCCAATAACTACATAACCAAACTTCTGATCGGTATTTGAAGAACTGGCATGAGTTAGTGTTGCTGATCCATTTATTTTAGCTGAGACAAATAAATTTGTTTTAGCTGCATTTGAATTAGCATTTGTTGGCTCAAGAATAATAACAGAATTAACTGATATTCTTTCATCAACTAAAGTTGTTGTTGTTTGACTTGCTCGTAAAGTTACATTTCCTGTTGAGTTTAACTTTCCATCAAGTGTGTTGTTTACAGTATTAGAAATTAATCGTAAATGCTGTGCTTGGTTAGGCATTGACACAGGAACATTAAGAAATTGGTTTGTTGCCATTATCGTTTACCTGTTGGTCTAGCTGTTACATCAACACCAGACATTGTTAAAAAATTTCCAGTCGTTTTTACTCGTAGTCTATGATACCTACTTGATGATCGCATAGGACAATCGCCATTACTCTGAATAGAAACAGGACTACCTACTGTAATTGTCTCTGTTTGTGAGCTTCTTGTTATAGGAGTAACTGTAACTGTTACTGCTGATGAAGTTTTTGCATCTACTATTGGTCGAACATTAGTAATTGCACTCCTAGAATCTTTTGCTCCTTGAAACTCTGTTGTATCTATTGTTGCTGATAAACTTCCACCTAAAAATTTACCAAATTTTTTTTCTGAATTAAATCCTGCTAAACCATAAACACCAGAACTATAATAATAACTATCTAAAGTTTTAGGCAAAGCATCTAAATCGCCAAGTACATCTAATTTTTCTAATGTATCAAATGCTTCCTGTGATCCACTAGAAACAAATTGCAAGTCTAAGCCAGAGCCAGTTGCCCATTTATCTACTGAATAATTATAAATAAGTAATTTATTATTTATATCACTTGTGCCTTCTGCACCTGCTCCTCTATAAGACCAAACTGCAATACTATTGTTTGGATCAATAGCACTAGACACTCCATCCAAATCACTAGATAAATCATTAAAAAAATAATTGTCCACTTTACCATTACCAATAGGTGTTAAAGTATCTCCACCAGATAGTTTATAAAAACCATCTTGAGCTAAGAAAAATATTTCTGAGCCAAAAGAGACAACACTCTTAGGAATAAAAGCACCAATATTATCTGCTACTTTTGAAAACTGAAATATTAATGGAGTTCCGACATAATCCATTCGATAGATTGCTCGTTCCATAAATATAACAGCATAACTCTCTCCAGAAACAATTCCCATTACTGAGCCATGTGATCCCACAATATCTTGATACCCAGATTGTGTGTCTCCACTTGGAGTCCAATCTGAACTATCATTTATTGCTGACCATTTAACTCGTTGGTTATAAATTATTGTTTTTTCTAATTTATGAGTTTGTGATCCACCTGTTGCTGATAAAGTAATAACTGTTGCTGCTACTGCATTTAAATTTGTTGTTGCTAATTTAATGGTGTTAGCATCTATCTTAACAACATAATAAGTAGCTTTATCAACTAAGTTTGTTAAAGCAGTATTACCATTTCTATCATAAACAACTGTATCGCCAGTTAAATATCCATGACTACTAATTGTTATAGCATTGCTAGAAATAGTATTTGAATCAAAACTTTTCTTCGCTTCATACTCAGACACATAACCACTAAATACAAAGTCTCTAACAACACCTAAATATTTAACAGTAAAAGTAACTAGATCAGAAAAAAGAGAATCAGTTTTTTCGTTAAGTTTCTGTATTGGATCAGTACCATTTGAACAAATTATATTATCGCCAAATTGTGTAAAGCTCCAAAAATCTCTTGAGCCTTCTGTTGTCTTAGAGTTATAACCACCAGACTTTGATATGTCAGAAAAAGCCAAACCAGACATTCTATATAGTTTGCTTTGATCTCCTGCATAGTTTGTTGTTCCATCATCGCCAATACTAGAAAATAATCCAGTTGCATTATTTGTTAATGCGTTAGAACTTAAAGCTGTAAAACTAGGAAATGATTTATAACCAACTGCTAGAGGTATAACATTATCAACTTGTATTGATCCTGTATTCTCATAAGTTGGCAAATCTGCTTGTAGTTGTCCGAATTGTATATCTGGCATTACACCACCATTTTAGCTGACATCATTAAAGGAGCAGAAGATGTTCTACCTCTTTGTGCTGACTCATTGGCTGTCTTAACTCCTTCTTTATATAAAGCTGCCCAAACTTGTAATCGTTCATCATTCATAATAAATGGCTCACTCTCTGCCAGACAAGCATATAAATATAAGTCTGGAAAATTTGTTAAAACAAGATTGTCTGCATTACTTGATGACAAACCTGTTGGTCTTTTAAAAAATCCTAATTCTAAAACTTTTGCTGCATCTGGTTGCATACCTAAATATATCTTACTTCCAACAATCGTATATTTACTTGGTGTACCAGAGCCTTCTCCTGCATTATACAATCGCATAAAATCTGGAGGAGTCATATAAGTTAAAAATGTATAAGGGCTTGTTTGTAAAGCAACATATCTCATCTCAAGATAACCTGTTGGCAGATCATACGACTGAGTTCCAGAAACAGTTGTGATTGATGTATCAGTTGTTTCCATTTCTCTAATTCTAAGATCTCTTGCCATACGAGATTCTGCTAAATCAATAAAAGTATCTAAGTTAGCAGTTAAATCTGTTCTGTTTAGATAAGATTCTATCTCGTTCTTGAGAGTAGTATATGAAGTTAAAGCCATTATATATTTCCATTATAAGTTTTAAAAAATCTGTTGTCTGGATCATTAAGCCATTTTTTAAATGCTTCTTTATCCTTAATGCCACCTGCTCTATTCATAATTCCTTTTTGTGCTAATTGTTGCACAACAACTAAAGGAATAGAAGCAACCTTTGTCATTCCTGCGTGTTTACCTAACTCGCCTTGAAACTTTAGTGCATCATTACCTAAATTAGACTCTTTTTTATTCATGTCTATTAGAGGCTCAACATCCTGCACATCTTCAAAGTGATATTTATTCTCGCCTTCGTCAATGTGCATTCTTGTTTTTAAAGTTGATGCACTATTATTTTCGTCTATCCAAAGTTTTTTTGTCATACCATCTCGGTTGCGTATAAACTGCCACTTGTAGATGCTTCTCTGATAGCTCCAATTTTATCGCCACCACTTACTTTGATAAAAATAACTTCATCTTTTGGTAAATAAGATCCTCCATTAACAGTTGCAGTTGGAGATGATGCAACAACAAAATGACATCCTGCTGTTTTTGCACATAACATTACATAACTCGTATCTGCACTAAAAGCAGTTGAATTTGCTACTGATGAATCAGTAAAATCAATTTTATGTATTGTTTTTGGTCTGCCATAATATATTCCTGCATTAGCCATAATTACCCCATTCTTCTGATTACGAAAGTTACTTCACACTCACAAGCAGTTGAAGATGCTCCATCAGTAATCATTTCTATTGCTTGACCTTCTGCTACATAATTTGCACTTGAAGGAGTTGCAGAATCAACATCTCCTGCTGCTGATCCAGATTGTGTTACTGTAATTCCACCACCACCAACAGCTACTCCACCTATTTCAAAAGATAGACCTGCATCAGCAGAAGAAATTGCATTTTTAATTGTAGTATAAATTTTAATAATTTTTCCACTATCTGGAGCAGTTACAAAACTACTACCTGCTGTTGAAATAGTTGTAATTTTTCCTGTTAAAAAATAATCGTTTAATGTTCTCATGTGTTTTTCCTATTGTTCCGAGCATTATGCTCTTCAATAAAAAAAGGGAGGACTGACTCCTCCCCTTTTAATAAAAATATAAATTTATGCAGTTAATGCAAAAATACCAAAGTTGGCATTTGGAGATCTTGCTGTTAAAGTGTACTCAGTCAAAATCATTCTTTTTTCTGAGTCTCCTGTTTTAGCAAGTTCTTTAGTTTGGAATGGTCTTAAATAAGATAATTCCCATTTATCCATTTCCAAAATATCAACTCTGTTTTCTTGTTGGTGTCTGTTTGGTACGAAAGTTACTTCGCCAAAGTCTGATACATACACATCCACAGCACCGATAACTCTTTTATCAGCAATGTTGTTTGTGTTTGTAGCGATACCATTGAAACCAGAAGCAGTTTGCTTATGAGAAGCACTCATCATTACACAGTCTGGACTTCCACCAAGTTCAAAAGTTTTTTTCAAACCTGCTTTTAGTAAATCTTCTGTGAAAGCTCTTAAAGTTCCATTAGCATTTTTTTTAACAAGACCATCGCCATTCAAACCTGCACCAACTGCACCTGCTGCATTAGCATATGTAGTGTTGGCTGCTGCTGAATAGTTATCTGCTGCTGTTGCAGTTCCTGCAATATTGCCACCATACCAAGTTGATAAAGTTCCAAGCTCTCTTGCTGTTCCTGCAGCACCTGCTGTTTTAAAGGAATCTTGTCCCACGAGTGTAAACTCCATGTCCCTCTTCAGCTCTTTACCTGCTTTAGCCATTTGGTAAGCAAGTTCATCGCCACGACCTGCATTAGTAACTGCTTGGTCTGTGCCAGATACACCAATAACTTTGGTGCTTATTTGCTCGAAATTTCCGAGTCTTGTTGTTGCGACAGTAGCTAAGTTAGCTGCATCATCGCCTTCGATTTGTTTGTTCGCTGCTGCACTTGCTAATCCATCAGTTTGCCACTCATGGTTAGTTTGTGATGCAGATCCTGTGCCTGCGTTAGACATAAAAGGTGTTTCAGTAGGTGCTATGTTGTAAATAACATCTGCTAAATCTTCTTTTATACCAACACGAGTATAGGTTTGTACTGTATTATTAGGTACAGCCATAGTAATCTCCTATTCGTTAAAGTACATCTCCTTCAGCACACTTTGTGCGTCTTTGATATGTCCAGATTTTTTTAAGCGTGTCATTCTCTTGTCAACATTCTGTTTTTTATCAGAATCTTCTCTAATATTTGACGCATTAGATGAGACAACTCTAGGAGCTTTATTTACTTTATTGCCAGACAGTTTTGTTTTTTTCAGTTGGTTATATCTGTAAGCATCAGCTAACAATAAAACTGCTCGATGATCTACCATCATTGCAATTTCTTGATCGGTGTAACCACTTTCTTTTGCAAAACTAGAAAGTCTTTTAGTAAATTCTGCACTCTTATCTTTGTCTGCATAGACAGGAAGTTTTTCAGCTAAGATTTTTCGTTCTTTTGCAATGTAATCGTTATACACTTTCTCTTGCTCAGATCGTTGCTCTTGTTGAATACGCATTTGTTCTTGCTGTGCAAGATTCAATGTTTCTTTTTTTCTATCTGACTCTGCTTTTAATTTTACATATTCAGCAGGATCAGTTTGATAAAGATTATCCCAGTCAATGTTTTGTTCTTGTTGCTGCAAATTTTGAGTTAAAACTTGTAATTGTTCAGCATATTGATTGCGAGAACTTTTGACTGCTTCAAACTCTTTCTTTAAGCTATCCTGTAAGGACTCAACTTCTTTTCGTTGATTACTTAAATCCATTGTTTTTTTGGTATAGTCGGATTCCCTAGAGTAACCTTTCATCAGCTCATTGAGATTAACTTTTTGATTATTACCATTTACAGTAACATCATATAGTGTCTCTTCGCTTTCAGTAGAGGCTTCATTGTTATCTACTATTTCATCTACATCTAAATTTTCTAATAAGGGATCATCGTTGTCTTGTTTAAGATCGACTTCTCCTTCTTCTGATTTAGCTGTTTCAAGCTCTTCGTTCCTTGCAGTCTCTTCGTTTTGTAATAGGGTAGCGAATGCTTGTGTTGTTTCTTCAGTTTTATAAGTTGGTTGCGAAACAACAGACTCCTCTTGAGGTGTATCTGCCATTGTAACTCCTTTTATTGATTAATCTGTTTGGTGGCTAATTTGCCAGTCTCCATTACAGATTGCAGTTGCACATGAAGGACACCTAACATTTTTCTCATCATGTAGATTTTTTCTCTTCCTTCTGTGTCTCTTATCGGAGAGTTAATCCATTCTTGGTCTAACTCTTGCGAAACTTTTTGTAAGGCTTCAATATATATTGGATCTTCCAATATGCGTTTTGCCTGTTGTCCTCTTTGTATTTCTTTTTCTTTATCCATTATCTGTTATATAAATTTGGATTGCCAAAATTAAAACTGCCTGTACCTGCTTTTTTTTCTTCTTTAGTATAATTTGCAGGTGTCGATTGATTTAGACCAAATCTTTCAAATGGATTAACACTTGTTGCTCCAGAAGCTACTGCATCATCAATAACTTGTTGCTCTGTCATTGCTCTTGCGTAGTTTTGTTGATCGTTAGTTCTATCTCTTTCATTCTTAGCATCAATTTGATAATTAATTTCACTTGCATCAAATTGTTGATTGCCTGTCATTAATTGATTAGCTGCTTGTGCATTATCAATTATTTGCATAGGATTTTGTAAATTATAAACTGGCTCTCCTTGTTTATTATTCGTAAAATTGTAGCCAAGTTCATTTAATCTTTCTTTCATAAATTTATTTCTTATGTCAGAACTATCTAAGCCTAAAAATTTTAATCCAGAGCCAAACATTCCAAAATTCATAGGATTATTTAAAGTATATTGACCATCTTTGCCTGTCATGTAAGCACCTGCACCAGTAAGATAATTTAAAAATTCATAATCATCCATTTTTTTCATATCATCAATAGAGTAATATTCTCTAGGAGGAGCATCTGGATCATCATCTCGTTGTTCATCATAAACTGATTGACCAAATTGTTCTACTGGCTGACATATACCATCAACTAACATAAAACCTTCTGGACAAGGATCAACAGGTGTGTCTGGTACAGAAAAATCTAATTGTGGATTTGGAAAATCTGCACTAGGATCTAATTCGCCTAAACCTTCTTGTACTGTTCGTAAATCATATAAAGGATTACGAAATTTACCTGCACTATTAACATTAGGTGTAGAGTTAAGTTTACCACCAAGATAATCACTTATTACTGATTGTGCTTCTGAGCCTTGCATAAAAGGTGTAAATTTTGTTGCCATTAATTCATTCCTTGTTGTAGAATTTTAGAAGCTAATTTTTCTTTTTCTAATTGTGATACATTTTGCTCTTTCACAACTTGCGTGGCAAGTTTCTGTTCATCGAGATTCATTTTTTGCATCTTAAATTCATTATCAGCTTCTAATTTTCTATTTTTAAAATCTGCATCTGCCATAGCCTTCTGTTTACTAATTTCTATTTGTTGTGCTGCTAACTGCAATGCAGGATCTTGTTTTTCTTCTTTAGGTGGTTGAGGTGGTTGCTGTGAAGGATTGTTAAAGAATTGCGTTGCATCTTTATAACCACTATTTTGCAAGTAAGCCTCAATTGTATTGTAAATTGTTTGTGGAGTTACCATGCCCATTCCACCTTGTTGCTGTATCATTTTTTCTTGCACATTTAATACTTGTTGTAATACTTCTAATCGTTGATCTTGGTTTCCTGTACCGAGTCCAACTTGTGTAATACAGTCATAATGTGAAGTCCATTGACGAGGATTCATGGGAATAAACTCGCCTCGTAATTTAACTATTCTTTCTTGATCTTGATACTCACATATTACTGCTAATATGTTTTCAAAAATATCTTTTACTCCATCAGCGAATGATCTTGCAATTAATTCTATTCTTTGTGTAGAACTATTCATCATTTGATTAACTGATTGTGCAGTTGTATGTGATTTGTTAATTGTATCTGGATTTAAACCCATTAATTGATTGGGTACTCCAGATCTTTTTTCTTTTAACTGGTCAATCTTTTGTAGCATCGCCAAACCATCATTTAAAAAGTTTGGAGTCTGTAAAGGTGTAACAGCATTAGGCGATTTTACTCGTACAATGCCACCTGCTCTTGAAGTAAGTAAATCATCTAGGTTTGCTTGACCATCAACAACAATTGTTCTTGCGTTATTTTGAAAATACATATTATCAAGGGTGTTACGCATGATTGTTGTACTCATCATTTGCACATCAGCTAATAAATCGTACATGGATAGACCAAAAAACCTAAAAGGCATTGGTATTGCTACACACATAGCAAAAGGCATTTTGTTAATGACTTCATTTTCTAAAATAATGTAATTATTATAGCCACTACCACCAACAATAATCTTTCTTAGCTCTCCAATGCCATCGCCATCCATATCAACCTTCATGTAGCACTCAGTTATTTGTACTACTCTCTGGGAGGGATCAATATTAGAGATTTCAATGTCCATTGATGGATCATCATAGCTTCTTCTTACCATTGCTTCAGTATTAAAGACATCTTGCTCACTACTAGGCAAACTTTCAACATCTTTTTTGTTAAAACCCATGTCTATTAGCTCAGAAACAGTTTTTGTTACTCTGTGAGCTATAAAATTACAGTCTTTTAAGTTTTTTGCTCTTGGAGACACCAATATTTCTTCTGGTGGTACAGGATCTATCTGGCATCTGCCATATTCCTTAACTCTTTTAACTTCACAATTGTAAAAAAGACCTTCATCTTCTTCTATTTCTTCTACTTCAACAATTTCAACCTCTTCATCAATAAGTAATGCTTGATATTGTGTCTCGTCTAAGTGTTCATAATGTTCTTTTTTCTGCTCTTTGGATGTTTTCCAATAAATTTTACAAAAACCATTCTTCTGAAGTAGTGCAGTCTTAAACATAGAGTGCAAAATCTCAAAACCATTGTTATCACGATTAAATATAAAATTGCAATAGTCAGTAATTTGGTCAGCATATGGTACATCTTCAGCTTGTTGTGGCTCAAAATTAACCATTTTGTCAGATTGCGTAAACATACGCATTAAACTTGGCAATATTGACTCTACAACCTCTAATATATCTTGTGATACAACTGAGCTTCTGCCTTCTGTCTCGTTACCTAAAGGCTCTCCTAAATAATATTTAAGTGCTTCTTTGCGTTGCGTTGATAAATCACTATCATAAAATCCAAGAGAGCTTGAGATCTCTTGTGAGATTAATGCGAGTAATTTTGATTTTGATAATTTTGCCATTCGTTAAATAATTCCTGCGTTGTTATATTGTAATTTTGTTGTCCATTCGCTTGACTGATTGTTTCCTACTGCAAAGTACCGAAAAGCATCAGAAGCATGAGAAGTCCAATCGTGAACTGTTTTATTTTTTAATTCGCCTCGTTCATTACTTGCCCATCTGTATTGACGAAGAGCATCGAGTCCATGTTTTGTTTTTTCATGGTCAAACCAACACCTTGATAAAACCATTCTCACAGCATTAATACCATCTTCGACAGAGAGCTTTGGAACAATAGATGTTCTCATCCCTAAAGACTGTGCAGTCTCTACTCGTGATACACCAGTTCCAAGTTCTCTGACATTTGCATCATGTGGGAGGTAATGCGTATCGTAAATATATTTTTTTTCATCAAGAACAGTTGTGTAGTATTCTAAACTTTCTCCACTATCTTCATAGTAATCTATAATATGGAATGCACTTCCTTTTTGTTGCACAAACCAAATAGCAGTTTTATCTGCCATCCCAAGATCCCAGTAAGTATTAACTTTAATACCAGTCTCATAAGGAACTTTTGTAATTCTTTTTTCTTCTTCTGCTTTATTTAATCCTTTTGCATAGATTGAGCCTATGGCTGCACTATCAAAAGAGCATTCAAATTCTGCTTCATATACTTCTTCTGGCATTAAGGCTTTTGCTTCATTAAGTTCTAGCTCAGAGATAATGTTTGTATTACTTGCTTTAAATATTTCTGCATACCAATCTTCTTGGTGTAGAGCATGGTCATATAACTGGTGAAAGCTGTTGTGACCTTGAGGAGTACCAATCGCTATCATAAAACCTTCTCTATCAGATAAAGCAGGTCTAATTACTTCAGTCCATAGTCTAGGAGGCATTTGAGCCACTTCGTCTAGGACTACACCATCAATATATAAACCTCTTAAACTGTCTGGTCTTTCACATCCTAGTAATTGTATTCTTGCACCATTAGGTAAATCTGCTCTAAGCTCAGTTTCGTGGTAAGTAACATCTGGTAAGACACCAGTATATTCTTTCACATAATCCCAAGCAGTTCTTTTTGCCATTGAGTATGTAGGAGCTAGATAATAATATCTAGGTCTTGGCAATGTATTCTGCATTGCTTTTTTCAGCAGTTCATTAATACAGAGAACAGTCTTGCCAAATCGTCTATGACAGACAAGGACATTAAATCTTTTTAAATTCTTATGGACAGCCTTTTGATGTTCTCTTGGCTTATAAGGTATGACAATTTTCAAACATCCTTACTTTCCTGCTCTAAATAATCTTTCATACTGGCAACATCACTTCCTTTAACTTGACCTCTACCACTAGACTCTGGAAGCTGAGTTTTTTCATTCATCGCTTTTACTAATTCTGCGAATGGATCGTTTTCTTTTTTCTTTTTAGTTTTCTTTTTTTTAAGCATAATTAAATAATGGATTAACTGGCATTGAAGCAAATAGTTCTTCAAACTCTTTTAATAAATCTAATCTTTCTTTTTCAGTATTATATTTTTTAATTTCAATTCCATTGTCTTTTAATATTTGCAAAGTTTTTTCATCGGTGTTGTTTGGCACAATAGCACCTTTAAACTCATTCATTTGCAATGCTCTATTTGGTTTTATTTCAAAATATTCAGAAGGTGTATTTGCAAGTTTTTCTAAAAACTTTATAACTTCTTGTTTTGTTGCTTCTGAAGTATCTGGATAAAATTCTTTAAAGTTTTGTTCAATAGAATATTTTTTATCGCTAAATATACTATTAAAATTATCTCCTAGTTCATAACTTTTAGGATCTAAATGTTTATTTTCTTTGGCAAGTAAATCTGTAATTCTACTTAGTTCTGTATAAAGATCTGATTTAATATCAGACATTTCTTCGCTAGTAACAAAAGTATCTCTTGCTTCAGACAATTCTTTTTTATTTTTAAACTTACCTCGCATTGTAGCAGCTAGGTTGCCTATATTACCACTACCACCAAATCCTTCTTCTTTACCTGCATTTGTTTTCATGTGTGCTAACACATTTTCTAAAGTATGGTCTTTGTATTTAAGTTTGCCCATAGGAGTACGACCTGCAACAATTTTTTCTTTGCCTTGAACACCTATTCTTTCAGCTAAACTTTTATTCCATTCTTTGTATTCTGCGTTTAATTCTGGTGTCCACACCTCATCTAATAATCTTTTATAAGCATATTTATCTTCAGCTAAATTAAAATCTGGTAGCAATCCTTTTTCTTTTAAGAATGCCATATCCAACATATCTGTTGGCAAGTTATTAATGCCTTTTTCAATTATTTGATTATATAAATCTCCTGCATAAAACACAGCTTGGTTTGATCCATCATCGAATTTAAAATCTGATATTTTTCTATAATCATAACGAATATCATCAACTTCAAATATGTCTGAGAAATAATCTATGATCTGATCCATTTCATTATCAGCATATATTGTTCTAACAAGAGGGTATCTCTGCGTGTAAGCATCTCCCTTGTAAACAGGATTATTCTTAGAAGGTATCATTAGCTCTGGATCGCCAACTAAAGTTATTTCGCCAAACTTCATTTCTTCTATATTTTCTGGAACAACTGCTAAACTTGGTTTTGGCATACCACCAATATTGTCGTAGTTTTGTATAGCATCTGCACCTGTGTTATGAATAACAGCCATGCCTTTGCCTTCTTCATATGTGCCTAATATGCCTTCTTTTATATTAGACTCTTCTTCTAAATCTTTATTGTATAATATTTGTGGTTTCTCAATAGGTATTGATGGAAAGCCAGTATTTGTTGGTATTTCAATTTCTGGTATAGGAGTTACATTATCAGTATTTTCTATTTCTGGTAGTTCTCCTCCAGTCGAGTAATCGTCTATGTTAGGCTCGTAGATAGGAGTTGATAAAATGTTTCTTTTTTTCCATTCTTCTAAATCTATTTCCTCTGGTGCATCTGGTCTGCTATCCATTCCATCTGGTGTCCATGTAACTGCTTTGTTAATATGGTTGTCAATAATTTCTTGTGCAGAGTCTTTTGCTAATAAACTGTTACTGTTATCAATGATGTTTGGTGTTTGTGTTAATAATCCTGCTGTACCAATTCCTACTAAGGCTTGAGCATTATTTAATTCGTTCCAATAAGGTGCAGGGGATGGTTTAAATCCACTTGGTCTTATGGGGAAGTATGCTGCTCTTGTCATTGTAAAATCTCGTTAGGGGTTTGTTTTGTGTTGAAATAGCTCCCCTGCAATTTGCAGCCGAGCCGATGGGGTGCAGCCAAAAATAATTTATCAAATCAAACTAGGAAAAAATAAAATATCTGGAAGCTGACCAATATCTGACCAGTTACTTAAAAAGCTAGGGAATTCCTTACTTAATATACTAGGTAATATAATAAATTATTTATTTCTGTAATTTTTTTTAATTTTTTAAATAAAAAAATATATTTTTCACACGAGAGTACAGGAAAAGAAATAGTGTATTTCGTAAGCATTTGTTTTAATCCCTACCTTTTCTATCTATCCCTATCCATACCAAACCTTAACTAACCTCTAGTTTCATCCTATATTCGTCTATATCTAATCACTAGCCCAACTTATCTCTATCTTCTTATCGTCTGCATCAGTAATACTTAATGTTTGTTTCTCAGTACCATATTGCTTCGGAGCTAACTTACCTGCCTGCCATTGAATGTTCTTAGAGTATATCTCTAACAGTTTAACTTCAGCCATTGGTATATTCTTTTTATCCAGAGCATTCTCTATCTTCTCATCTACTTTACTAATCAGCATCTCTATCCCTGCCTCTTTAGCTTTGTAGTAAGCATCTCGCAGCTTATCATCTTTATCCATCCATGCTCTCCAACTAGGATAAGTAATACCAGATTGCATTGTTGCGTGTTTAATGCCAATGCCTTGAGATAAGAGTGTCAGTACATCTTTAACTATTGTTTTAGAATACTTGGAAGGTCTGCCCTTCTTTACTGTTACTTCATTCATTAGTGTAATGTAACTGTTGTATCATCTGTTAATTCAAATGGATCTACCTCGTTACCCTTCTTAAATGCTTCAGCAAAGTCTATAGCTTCTTGCTCGGTTTCAAAGTTGTTAAAGCGAATAATGATCTCTGGCTTCTTTGTCTCTGGATTTTTGACCATAAACATTGAGCAGTTAAGATCGTCTAATAATTTGTTCATATAATAAATATCGTATGTCTGTTGCTGTTAAGTAATGCGTGTGTTGTTTTATATCTTTAAATATCTTGATGA